AAAACTGAAAGTGGTAAATGTGACTTTTGTGGCTGGTCTGAGGCCAAATTTACCATAAATGGTGGATTGTGGTGGATCTGCAAAGAATGTATGGATTCACAATACAACGGGTGCACCTGCACCCAAGACTTACAATTGATCCACAGTGGGGATTGTAAGTATTTTGCCCATCAGGATATTCATCCTGTGGTAGGTGAGGAAGAATGACGCGTCCTACTTTTCATACCCAGGATCTTTTGGAACTTATTTGGAAACTCGAAGGGCGGATTATCGCTCTCGAGTTGCAGTTAGATCGCAGTCGCGATCCAAACCCCCCGGATGGATGGTACTTTGACTATTAGATCCATGTACCGTTTTGTGTTTCGTCGCTGGTCATCCAAGCGCGACCCATCCCCTTCATTTCCAGTGGAGCAGATGAAGTTGTCAGCCCGTGAATTTCGGCAGCTGCATACTTGTCATTACCAGGACGATTGTCCTGCTTGCTCCGCTACGCGCGCGCGCACGCGCGTTGCGCGCACACGTGGAAACGACTCTTAAGTACCGTCGATTTCTACTTTGGGTTAGCCCCAGTTAACAAAGAGGATGGGCGGGTCGGTCGGGGAGGCTCTCATCTCCCGGACGGTCTTAATTTATAGACTCTCATGAGTCCCCCAGAAAATATGAAGTTTGTAGAACGTGAATTTATTTTTGATCTAGCACCGGTCTTTCCAGATACTGGAATAAATACTGTGGCGTACCTTGATTTAATGCAAATTCATTCTCTTGTGAATCGCGTTGGAACACGCCAAGGCCATTTGGTCGGCGTTCAATCCATTGAGATAGGAGTTCAGCCAGGCGGTTCATGTACCGCAGCTATCTGGCGACTCCCACACACCTGGTCTTGTGTTAATGCATGGGAAAAAACCATGCGTATGTGGTTGCGACAGCAGAATGATGCAATTGAAGAAGCTGGGTTAGAGTCAACCATCGCTCGCTATCGAGATTTCAAAATATACATGAATGATCAGCATAGCGATTTGGGCTTTAGTAACAATTTGTTACCTGCCGGATTTGTACGGCAGAATGCACTTGATACTGCTTCCGATTATGAGTGGGAAGCATCACGTGTTGTTCTTCCAAACGAAGGTGGCGTCCCTGGCGACACTGAAGAACGAACTTTGTTTATGGTCGGTGACGATGACGGATTTAGTAACGGCATGATTGTAGCTTATGCGCAATCACGTTCTCGACCTCAGACCGAAGACCCTAACATTGTCGAAGTAGACACTGGAGGACTGTTCGGGGAAATGTTTGATGTTGGTATGGACGATACTCAGATTATTGAGAATGTCCAACAAGATAACAACGAGCCCCCTTATCTGATATCTCAGAATACTGATATCGAGTATTACCCTGGCGGAGCATTCCAGGGTAGTCAGGTTTCTACCATTACCGGTCCTCAAGCGGTAACATACGGACAAGGATTTGGCGGTTTGCAGTTGCACGACATCCTTTCAGTGAATGCCAACACTACACGGAACACAGACACCTGTGGTTCATTGTTGGCACCTTGTGGATTGTTATGTATACAATTACAAGCTAGTGGAGTTGGTTCTCAGTCAGGACCATTGTCTCCACCTAATGGCGATGTCAATGCACCGTTTTGGATGAAGATTACACTCGCAGCCGGAGATTACCAAGGAATCTTCGCACTCGACATGAAGGATGTGAACTAATTGCCACTACCTTCCAAAGTCGAGACAGCCATTGATGTAACCAGGGCGGCACAGCTCGCGACCCTGGTTAAAGAGAATCAACTCATCACCGCTCTAATCTGTTTTACTCTCTGGCAGATTGGGGCTCTTGCTACCGCACAGTCCTACGTCGGTGGGGTGATGTGCTAATGGCGAAATATAACTATGGAAAGAAGTTCAAGAAGGATGGAAAGATGATGCAGTATCGTTATACGAACGGCAAGAAATCTTCTAAAAAACTTGTTCCTCATAGGAAGAATCGAAAATGATGCAGTTATCATCTTGGTTTGATCGATTCCATCGAGTAGGACCGGGTGTTCTAGAATTAGATCTACCGGGGCCGTATCGGTTACAGTGGGGTCGGTCTATTGCCGCCGAGCGTGTTGGTCATTTTATTGACCATCCTATCCCCGTTACTACGGGATTGTTATTTGCAGTAGCTCCTTATGCAGTAGGTGCAGCAGGAGTTGCTTATGCTCCGTTACCATTCAAGCCGGTGTTTGCGTCGATGCTTGTCCCCACAGGGGTAGGTGAGGTCTTTTGGTTTGGCGTCGGTTACGGAGTAGGTACCGAAATAGAAGAATTCTTGGAACGCCATTGATATGTTTAAGTAACATGTCGTGACGCCCCGTGACATGCACGAGGCAGAACCCCTATTGTATTGGAGAGTGAAACGCGACAACGTTTGGAAATTTGAACGGGCAAGATTCGCCCAGGTTCAACCGGGATTATTCGCAGTCGAATACCCGAAATCACCGGAGGTGAAAGTGAATGAAAGTGAAAACTGAAAGTGGTAAATGTGACTTTTGTGGCTGGTCTGAGGCCAAATTTACCATAAATGGTGGATTGTGGTGGATCTGCAAAGAATGTATGGATTCA